CTGTGACCCCCCCGGGAGGCTAAGCCTCCGGGAACATCCGGCTACCTTTCGGTAGCCGGAACCCACTTCTTCTTGATGCGAGCGGAAGAAGGACGCCCAGAATGGCTAAGGTGCCTCTGGAAGACTGGATCACTCCAGCCTCCCGGTAAGGTTTTCCTTAGAGCCCATACGCCATCTACCGCGTTAGCGGGGATGGGCCGCATCACTACATGCGCCTTGACTACGGGCACGTGCAGTGTAGGATGGTTACTCACCAGGGGTTGACCCCCCAGCAGGATCCATCCAAGGGCTGATGAGTTAGGCCCGACTTCCGAAAGGCGCTCCCTTAAGGCGCGCTCAACGGTTTGCCGAGCAAACTCTGCGGTCGACAGAAACCCACGCTGTTCCAATGCGTTGGCGAAAGCGACCCATGAGACTATCTCATCCACATCCTGCCTACGTGTAGGAGCGACATGCTTCAAGCGGACGGGAGTAACCTCCCGCCCGCCGAAGTAGTCCCCACCGCAAGACTCCCTGAACCTTCCGGTCCAGAAAGACTTTTTGGTGTTGACCTTGAGGCCAAACGCCTCGAGGGCTCTTACTACGTAGGTGACACTATCTGCGGGAACGATTATGTCGTCTCCGTAGACGCGCACAGATCCGCGGTAGGCAGAAATGTCTGCCGCAGAAAGCTTGCGTGCGACTGCGTCCTGCAACCCAAGAAAGACAATGGTGGTAAACACCATGGCCTCGATCGGGAAGCAGAGAGCGGACCCCATAGACGCGAACTTACTCAACGTGGCGCTCCGCCCGTCGGGTAGTATCGCCCATTCGCTCCGGCAAGCCTGTACCGCCTCCGAAAAGGTGGGATAGGGCTTGGTCATCCGAAGCACAAGCGAGTTCAAGACACGGTCACTAGCTTCTTTAAGATCTAGAGTGGCTAGAGATCCGTCAATTGAGCCCCTACAGGCCATGAACCGGTTAGGTTCTTGGTCCGTAAAGCCGATGAAATCTCGGGAGCTAGTCCTGCTCTCGAGTGACGGCACGAGTTGCTGCATAATTGCCTGCTGCGCATATTGCATCGCAGTTGGCTCTATAGCAATAACCCGGGGGGTCTTGAGCGTCTTAGGTACGAGGGTGACCTTTACAGGCATCTCGTCCTTGGGGTTAATGAACTGGGGACGGAACTCCTGGAAGTACTTCCAGTGTGGTAAAACATACTCCCCAAAAGGGAAGTAGGGTTCCAGTCTGTCCGGCCATTCGGTCTGAACAAACTTCTGGTTACCGACCTTTCGGTCGGCAGTAGCACCAGGTCCATGATGAGGCACTAGAGTGAAGTGGTCGATTTTGTCGCACATCTCATTCATCGTGTCCCCAAACAAAAGAGAGGAGATACGCCCAAACTCCTGTAGGAGCTTATGGGGAATCAAACCATCCAATTGTTCCAGTTCACGTTCGCAGTCGAGGTAATCCTGGACAGCAGCGCGCTTGCGCGGCTCCGTGCAGTCAAGCTCAATCTTCTTAAAGACCAAGCAAAGCTGCCGGATCGCGCTTACGCAACGCCAGTCGGGATCCTCTTTTAGCACGCCCGTGCGTGTGTCGAACACAGAGCTAAGGAAACCCCCGAGAAATCGTGGGAGACCTCCAGGTGCAGTCTTAAAACTCTCCTGAGAGCTCACCTTTCCAACGTCCAGCCAACTTTCGAAGGCCGTGCAGAGGTTAGGTAGGGTAATCGTTAAAAACGACAACCCCTCGTGTTCGACGCGAGCGCGCATAGTTAATATGTCGCGCTCGGCACTCGTGTCGCACCAGATGGCCAGTTCGCTGGCCATCTCCTGCCAGAGTCTCGTCAGGCTTTTCATCGATCCTCGATTCGAAGGCTTGTCGAGTCCTCGTAGTACGCAGATGTTCCCTCCCTCACGGCATAATTGTCCTTAAGCGACTCCACTTGGAGAAGCGTCCAGACTATGACCGCAAGGGAGCACAGCAGCAGAAGGATTATAACACACCCAACTGCTACGTCACTTTGATCCCGATCAGGATTCCGAGCCAACGAACTTGGCCGTGTTTCCTGCCGCCTTGAGCCAGTCCGCGAGGGCTGTGATCAAGGCCTGCTTCTGGGCGGCCGAAAAGCCGACACCATTTAGCGGGGCATCAAGAACAAGGTAAGCACCAAGCTTGTAATTACGCTGCTTGGTCGTGTCCAGCGGGTCTGCTCCGACGATGTTACTGTCGAGGCGGACGACGCTCCGTTCACGACGGTTCGAGCTATGCTCGATCGTCATGACGGTGGCGCCATCACCCGCACGGAACTTACCGTTCATCTCTCCAGCAGAAATGCGAGGAAGAGAAGTGGCGGTACCAGAAATGGTTACTGACTGTGGATCTGCGAACATGAGACTCTCCAGGGTTCTGTGGGCCGCTCAAATGGCGACTCCACGCTGACTATTCAGTTGGTAATGGAGTTGTATATTTAGTTGTGGTACAACTCACAACTTGAGCCGGGATAGCCCAAGCGCGGTTAGGATCGAACCTTGATAGGGCGTAAGCCCCGTCATGGTCAGTCCAAAGCCGAAAGGTACAGCACCGATGCGCTGCTTCACTTCCTTGGTGGTGGTTTGACTTGTAGTCACCATTCCCTTGGTCGTGTTGCCGCGCCAGGTCTTAGTGACAGACTCCTTGTAGGAGGCCATCACGTACCCGTAGCGCATGTAAAGCCCGTCGCGTCCAAGTTCGGAGATGTTTGTGAAAACGTCACCTCCGGACGAGAACCAATCGGCGAACCAACTCCAGGGGGTAAGTTCATATAGGGTCTTCGCAGTCGGGACGACTCCGAATATGCGGTTAAAATCCGCAGCCTGATCGAGCCACTCATACGCCTGTGGGCGAATGTGGTAACGAAAGGCTCCACTGAACCATATCCTCCGTTCGGTCTTAGTGACCGTCGTGAGGGTACCCCCGCTAAACAGATAACTCGACGCAGTGGGACCGGGGAGAACCCCGGCACCGCTCGTGCTCGTTTGAGACGTCGAGCTCTCGTTTAGCAACAGTCTCCTTCTCCGTATATCTTGTTCAGATTGCCGATGCAACTCGGCCTTGATCTTGTCGTAGTTACGCAAGACGCGGGCATAGTTGTTGAGGTCACTGGCAAGGGGAGCGATTCCGAACTGGTAGTTCAGGTATTCGTTTCCCACGGATGAAAGCTTAGGCTTTCTCAGCATGGACTTCAAGGGAATTGAGGGCAAGCCCTCACGCAACTCCCCCAAGGTCTGTGCGATAGAGACTGGTGGTATCGTCGGCAACGATCGCGCGATGCCCTTGGCTCCCCATGCGGAGAGCCCAGCGACATCAAGCGCATAGGAAAGTGGTAGAGGATAGCTAGAGGCCCGATTAAGGGTCTTAGCTAAGTTGTAACTCGCGCTATCCGGATACAACGGTCCCACCTGTTTTGCAGGGTGAACGTTGAAAACCCGCGTGAAGAGGTCAACCGACGTAGTCGGAGCCCCAACATGTTGGGTTTGTGTCCAGAAGCGACCACCGATGTTAGGAGAATTCCTTCGTCGGCGGTTCCACTCGGGATGTACAATGTCAACCGTCCGACGGACAAAGCCAGAATAGACTTTGTTCGCCGGTGTAGGTGTGATGTAGTACGATGTTACCGGTTGAAGCTCCTTCACAGCGAGCATCTCCCGGTCCCGGAAATTGCGGGGTCGAAACCCCACGTCTTTCTTCCAATCGTTGAGAGTAACCAAAAGAGTTCCTTTCTGGCAGGTAGTGTGGCACGAGGCCAGTGT